TAGGTGTTGCTGTTAGCAGACAAGCTGGTGAATGGGTTGGTTACCATGCCATAGCGGGTCTTGAAGCCAATCTTTGGTTGGAATGTAGCAGGATCAACTGCACGAACCATCTGCAGAGGCACATATGGGCAATAGAACATACCAGCGTCATATGGGCTTGTACCCTTGTAACCAGCCACATAGAATTGGCTAGCTGTGTTCAGGTTAGCTGAATATGGATCAACATAAACTTTGATCTTACCGTTTAATACACCAGCAAATGTATTGCCTGTGTCGTCAACGTTTAATGCTGTGCTTAGTGCAGGTGTGTAATCTAAGATACCAGCCATGCTCAGAGCTGAAGCTACGTCTGCTGATACGATTAGAAGGTTACCTTTACCTCTACGTGTTGTTTGTGCAATGCTGTTGCAATCTCTTTCGATTTGGAACAGTAAGCCTTTGAATCTTTCAACTGACCAACGACCGTTTGAATCGGTGTCTAAGTCAAAAGTACCGTAGGTTGTTGTAGCACCTGTTTGTGCACCTGCTTGAGCTGCAACATAGATGGTACGAATAACTTCACGGTTGATTTCAAACAAGATTTCTTGGCTAAGAATGTTAGCTAATTCACCTTCTGCGTCAAGACCATGAACTGCTTTAAGGTCCTGTGCTAATTCAACTGTGTACTGAGCTTTTAAACCACGTGTCTTAGCACTTACAGTTGTCTTTTCGATTGTGAATGCCATTTCGCCAAATGCATATGTGTCGCCTAATTTTTCAGCGTCACCAGTTGCAATACCAACACCAGTGGTGTATGGTGAACCTACTGGATTTGAACCAGCGTGAGCAGTAATTGAACTACCACCAAATGCAGTGTTAGCTTCGTTGAATAAAGCTTCTGTACCGCCTTGTGTTGAATAGTTTGACTTCATAGCGAAGATCAAACCGGTTGGGCCTGTCATTGGTTGTACACCGCAAACGTCGTATGCCATTAAGTTAGGCATTGATCTGCGAACCAGGCTGATTAAGATTGGATCATAACCTGCTAGGTTGCTGTTTGCTGGTGAGTTAACTTGACCTGAGAAACCACCGCCCACAGAGTTAGCTGGAACTGTTTCCCAAAGTGCTTGTCTTTCTTCCATGAGTGCTTTTTCTTGGTTTTCCAAGAGCACTGAGGTTACATGCTTTTTATAAGCATCTTTGATCTCTGGTAGATCTGGGTGATCTACAACAGCTGACCATTTGTTTGCTATTGTTTCTGTCAACATTTAAATTTTCTCCTGAAGGAATTGTTGATTTGTTGTGAATAAAATTTTACTTGAATGCTTTAACTTTTGCTATTCTAGATAAGGCTTCAGTATAATGTTTCATGTTTGCTGGAACTGTCTGAGCTTTGTCAGCATCGCCTGCGGTCTGAACATTTTCTTCCAGAGTTTTTTCTGGGCTTACTGGAGTGTTACCTGGGAAATAGTTTTCTTTGACTACTTTGACTTTTGTGGTAAAAAGTTCTTCGTCACCGAATTCTACACCTTCTAATAGCTTGGACATTTTTTCTGCATCGGTTGCAGTAAGGTCTCGGCATGCTTGTTCAATGATACGATCGCGTTTGATACCATCCAGTTCTGTTTTGATCTGAATGTTTTCAGCCACTGTGTCATTTAAACGAGCTGTAACTTCATCGACTGTACTAGACATATCCGCGAGGACGTCTACTTTGTCTTCTGGTACTTCAAAGTAATGCTCTTGGAAAAGATTCTTTAAACCAAGCATAAAGTCTTCCGCAACTTCTGTGCGCAATCCTTGTTCCACGGCAACCTCATTGTCTTTCATCCATTGTTCTACAACATAATTTAGATATGAATCTACCTTTTCTACAAGACCTTCTTTGAGTTCTTCAAAATCGCTGACATTTTGTTCGGTCAGTTCAGCTGAGATAGCTTCGACTTCATGATTTACACGAGCAATAACAGCAGCTTCAAAAATAGCGCCGGCTTGTGTTTTAAATTCTTCTGATAGGTTAGTGTCTGCAGCAAATACACTTTCGATGTCTTTGCGGAGGTCTTCTAAACGCATATCAATTCTACGTGGTTCGATATCTGCTTCATCTTCCAGATCTTCTTCTGTGATGATGTCTTCAGCATCTACTTCGTTTTCTTCAAATGCTTTTACGCCAGATCCAGGAGCGGTTGGTTCTGCAAATACATCACCATCCTGACCTGTACCAGATGCCACTGAATATTCTGCATCACGGCTGTCGCCTTGACGGTGTTGTGGTTCTGAATTACCTTTTTTCAGGCTTGAATCTGGTGTATTTGAATTTTGATTTTGTGGTAAAGTTTCAGCATATTCTGCATCTTTACTATCACCTTGTTTAGCCTTAGCTTCTGCTCCACCTTTTTTAACACTGGTGTCTTCACCACCTACAGCTGCGCCAGTATGTGGATTAATAACAGTGTACTGAGCCTTTTGGCTACTGCCTTGAGAAGCCTGAGCTTCACCAGGACTGGTACTTAATCCTGCTTCGTTGATTTGCTGAGCTTTGGATTTTTTAGCTTCCATGAGCTCGCGAATTTTTGTTTCTAATGACATTTTAAGGTCTCCTAAAACGGGTTTCTAATATTTATATGTTTAATTATTTTGATATTTGCTTAATGAAATTTTCAAATACCTGAATCTTTACTGCCTCAAGATCATTGCTTTTCGCGGCTCTGATTGCTGCTTTCGCAACATCATAATGACGCTCAACAAATCGACCTTCTACCATCATCCATTCTTTGCCTTCCATGATACCGCGCACAAACGCGTCTGGAGCACTAGGATCAGCTACGATATCCGCAGCTGTGGCCAAATAAAAGTCATCTTGAACTTCATTAACGCCTTCTGAATTCACCTTCAAACTACCCATTCCACGAGAACTTACACCTAACTGAGCACCTTCGTCTATGAGATTCTTGACAATGCGGCCCATGGGTGTTTCGGTCATGATCTTGGCACGACCTATGTAATTGTTGCCCTCGGCTTTGAGGCTGACAATCATATGACTTACACGGTCAAGATTGATGCTAGGACCATCTGGATGGCCTAATTCACCAAAAGCTCTTTTAGTGTTTACATATTCTTTGATGTATCTTTGGACTTCTTTGTCCATGGTTTCTTTGCGATATACTCGACCATTGCGGTTAGCAACCTCGGTCTGCAGGAAAGGACCTTCGATGAAATAAGCCTTACCACCTTCTTCACGAGCCTCTTTGATGTATTGTATATCCTGTACGGTTTCAGTAATGAGTTTCATCTATTACACCCCTTTGTTTGTGGTTGGCTCAACATAACCACTTACCTTGTGTAGCTCTAGGCACACAGTTCCAGGCAATTCCCAATACACAGCAATGCTGCTGGAACTGCTCATGCTCAATGGTGGCCAGGATAGGTTTTGCGGATACTCACTTTGACCGTGAATATATAATGCTACTACGCCCGTAACAGCATCACCGCGTCTAATAAACGCGCCCGATGTTGAATTGTCGTTGAAGTTACAATAGGCCTGAGCAATATTAACTGTCAACGGAGCTGACGATGTTTCATCAGCCAATAATAGGTCGGTTAAGAGGATGGTACTTGAATCACCCGCAACCGTAGCATTTAAATGTATGACCGGTCTACGTCGATGATTGCTTATGAATGTTTTGATAACGGCCATTATTGGTCTCCTAGTACAGTATCGTACTCTTCGTTGGCTTTGATCTTTTTAGCAATTTCATGACCCTTGGTGATTACACTCTTGGGTAAATCTGTTGCTGGTCCTTTGCCCAGGCCCGCAGACTTTTTAGCCGCAGCCATGCCTATGGCATAAGGGTTGTATTTAGTTGCTTCTCTAATCTGCTTGAACTTCGCCACGGTCGGCTCCCAGTTGTTGAGCTAGTTCCTGTTTGCGTTGTTCTAACGCATCTGTAATCTTGACTGCTATTGCGTCATTGAAGTCTGACTGAGCTTCGCCCTGTTTGTCGTCAATGATGTTGTCCAGCATGTTTCTAATTAGTTCACTCATTTATTAACTCCCGCTTTTTAATAATTTAAAATCTAGGCTCTCAACCTGAGGGTTGCTCGGGTTGTAGGGCTTGGCCTGAGCTGGCGATATAGCTGCTGGTGTTCCACCAGGGGCGCCGGCTGTCTGCTGACTGGCCATCTGTTGTTGTAAATCTGTGTCGTTGTCTATGTCTTTCTTTAACTGTGCAATTTCTTCTTCATCCATGTGCAGTACATCACTATAGATAAACTCACGACTGAAATAAGTTCCAACATAGGGTTGGATCTGATTCAACAGGTCAATGCGATTACGCATGATCTCGGCCTGCTTGGCTTCACTCAGGTAACTGTCTTGGGTAAAGTCATAGTAAATTTCTTCTTTGA